CTTCGATCGTGTTGCTGTCGCGGTCGAAATCCTGGTCGTACATGTGCTCGACCAGCTCGGTGCGCGACACGACCTCGCCCATGTGATGCATGAGATAGGCAAGCAGCCGGTACTCGTGCGAGGTGAGCTTCAGCGCCACGCCGTTGACCACCGCCTTCGAGGTCTTGGTGTCCAAGCGAACGGGGCCGCAAACGATCTCCGAGGATGAATGACCGGCGGCGCGGCGGATGAGCGCGCGGATGCGGGCGAGCACTTCTTCGACGTGGAAGGGCTTGGTCACGTAATCGTCGGCGCCCGCGTCGATGCCGGCGACCTTGTCGCTCCAGCGGTCGCGGGCGGTCAGGATCAGCACCGGCATGCCGCGACCGGCGCCGCGCCACTTCTCCAGAACGCTGACGCCATCGAGTTCGGGCAGGCCGATATCGAGGATGATCGCGTCGTAGGGTTCGGTATCGCCGAGGAAGTGTCCCTCCTCGCCGTCGAACGCCTGATCGACGACGTAGCCGGCCTCTTTCAGGGTTTCGCTCAGCTGACGATTCAGATTGACGTCGTCTTCGACTACCAGGATGCGCATCGGTCCGCTCTACTCCGCTTTATGTCTTCGATGTCTAAATAGGGCGATTCTGCCTACATCGGAACCTTGACGGTTACTTTACGCGGTCGCTGGCCGTTGCCCTGGACGAGCACGGTGATGATGCAGCTGTCGCCGGAGGGCTGAACGGAGAGCAGTTGCCCCCCGGTCTTCTCGACAACCTGCTGGGCGGCTTCACTGCAATCGCCTGCTACACGCACCAAAAGGTTGTGCGTATTATCCGGTGAGGGCGACGGGACCGTCAGCCAAACGGCCAACGCTGCGACGCTCAGAGGAGAGGCCATGTGCTATGCTTTCAATGGATACCAACTTGACCTGACTATGTACTCAGGAGACCTGAATGGCAAATGAATGCAAGGTAATGTCGGGTCCCTGGGGGTGTCTCGGAGCACGCCGCAAGGCACCCGACGTAGCTGCTGTGGCCGGAAAGGCACGGTTGGCGGTGGCATTCGCGCCACCGTGCCGCAATCGCCCCTGGACTCAAGGCTTGATCGCCGACTTCGCCGTCACCCTGCCATAGACCGCGAGCAACCCGCCCAGCGCACCCACGATATTGACGATCGCATCGACGATCTGGCCGCGATCGCCGGATGCGATATCCACACCCGTAAAGTGCAAAGCCGAAGCGAGGATCGCAACGACCGCGCCCCAGATGGTCTTCGAGCTGTACCAGTTTTTCAAGTCAGGCATCGTCTTTCTCCTTCGGTTGAAATGTCACGTCTGAAAGATCGCCCGCGCCGGCAATCCCAGCGGCACGCGCTCGCCAAGCTGACGGATCGTCACCGCAAGGCTGGTCTGCCGCCCGCCGAAATCGAGCACTTCGTCGGCGAGCGGATAGGTCCATGCCGGCGTCGCGACCTCCACGGCCCGGATTACAACGTCGGCGCCGCCAAGCACCTCGACCCGGTAGCGTTCGAAAGGTTCATCGAGCGGAATGTCGGCGCCGGTCCAGCCGTCGGCATTGTCGCGTCCGCGCCGGGTCCAGGAGATCACGGCATCGCCAGCATCCGTGCGCCGGCAGCGCAGATGCACCGGGGCGAGCGGCGTCTCTGCGCGCAGGCCGCCCGCGAACACGAACGGCCCCGCCATGGCAAGCGAACCGGCCGCCTCGGCGATCCAGTTGAGCGACAGGCCGGCCTCGTCGCCGCGCAGACCGAGCGGTTTGACCGCCTCGTCGAGCAACACGATCGCCGCACCCTCGAGACTGCCCGAGGTCATCGCATCCTCGGTGCCGGCAAGCCCGCGCAGCAACCCGCCAAGCCGCCATCGCCCGGCCGCGATCTCTTCGGCCTGCAGGAAGGACAGGATTTCCCAGACGCCACCCACTGAGCGCACGGCCAGCCGATTGGCGCCGTTCAGCACCGCTATCTCGGCCGCCGAGGACAGTTCGCCGTAAGCGAGATCGACGATCAGCGCCTGAGACCAGTCGAAGCGGCCGGCAATACCCGGTGCCAATGCGGATGCAAGAGTCCCCATCGTTGCCGGACGATCGAGCACCGCCCTGCCCCGATAACCCTCCGTCGTCGCCGATGACGACAGGCCGACGGTGCGCCACGGCTTGGCGAAGACCGCGGCCCGCGCGAAGCTCGTCGCCGCCTCGCCGTCGAAGCGCGGCAGATCCATGAGATGGACCAGCGGCTTGAACAGGTTCGAGGCGGTGCCGCCGCCATTGCGACCGTCGGTCACCGCAGGCGGAGCGCCGCCCGAGGATGGCGCAAAGGCCCGCGCCTCGATGCGGCGTGCATCGCCATCCTCAATGCGCGAGACCAGGAATCGGCCATCAGGACCATCGGCGAGCGAGACGACATCGCCCGGCTGCACGTCCAGCCGGCCCGGCGCCAGCGAGAAGCGCAGCGAGCGGCGGGCAATTCTGACGTCGCGCAGCAGCGCCTCGGCCGCATCGAGCGCCGTTTCTTCGGCAAGCACGGCCGGCAGATCCTGCTTGATCAGCCGGCTCGTCGCCTGTTCGGCGCGGTGCGAGCGGGCGCTGGCCTGCTCGTAGTCGAGATCGGGATTGTAGAAGGTCATCACCGCCTCGGCGGCGAAATCGCTGTCGTGGCCGCGCGTCTCCTGCCAGAGCGGTTCATTCTCGCTGTCGACGAGCGTTTCGATCCGTATTGCCGGCAAGCTGGCGCGCGTGCGCGAGCGGAAGCGCAGAAGGCCGGCATCCTCGAAGGCATCGATCTGGAATGCCTGCAGCAGCGGCTCGATCAGGTCCCGAGCCGAACCGAGCTCGCCCTTGACGTAACCGATCAGGTCGCCGCTCACCTCGGAGACGTCGAAATCCGAAAAGCCGTGGTCGCGCAGCACCGCCGCCACGATATCGGCCAGGGTGCCGGCGCCAAGCCTTCCGTTCAGCCAGTGCCCGGTGCGCCAATTGCCGCCATCGGACCAGATATCCGTTGCCAGCGGAAAGGCCGGGAACGGCCGCGCATCCCAGCACCAGACGAAAAGATGCGAGGGATCGACCATGCCGGCGGGCGCACCATCGCCGGCCCACCAGAGATGGTGCGCCTCGAGAAAGCGGCGCTGCGTGCTGTCCGAGCGCATGCCGGTGGAGAAATACGGCGCCCCGCTTTCCACCGACTTCGGATCGGCGAAGACATTGGGCTGGTTGGCGCCCTTATCGACGGCGCCGCAGCCAAGCTCGGTGAACCAGACCGGCTTGCCCGACGGGATCCATGCCGTGGGCGACGCGCGCTCGGCGCCGCCGATGCGCTCGTAGTGCGGATTGGCCCACCAGGCGGCGATATCCTTGTAGCGGAAGACCCAGGGCTTGCCGGCCAGACCATCGGTAATCGGGCTGTGCTGCCGGGCTTTGCGGGCATCGTCGTCTGCGTAGTACCAGTCGAAACCCTCGCCGGAGTTTATCGCCACCATCAACGCATTTCGATCATCGGCAAGCCGGAAGCCATCGGGGTTGGCGCTGGCGAGATCGTCGTCGCGCCAGTCGGCGAGCGGCATGTAATTGTCGATACCCACTGCATCGATATCGGGCGAGGCCCAGAGCGGGTCGAGATGGAAATAGACGTCGCCGCTGCCGTCAGGCGGGTGATAGCCGAAATACTCGCTCCAATCGGCGCCATAGGTGATCTTCACCGCCGGCAGCAGCGCCTTGACGTCGCCCGCCAGCCGCACCAGCGCCTCGACGAAGGGAAAGGCATCGCCTCCGTCGCGCAGCTGCGTCAGCCCGCGCAGTTCGGATCCGATCAGGAAGCCATCGACCCCGCGCGCAAGACGCGCCAGTTGCGCATAGTGCAGGACGAAACGGCGGTAGCTCTCCTCGCCGCCGGGATAGGTCACATGGCCGTTCGCAATCGTGAAATCGCCCGCCTGCGCATTGCCCGCGAAGGCCTGCACCTGCCCCCGCGCGACAGCCGTACGATCGGCGCTAGCAGGCCTGCCCGGCGCGGGATCGCAGGTGATGCGGCCTCGCCAGGGATAGGACGCCTGTCGCGCGCCGCCATAGGGATCGGCAAGCGCGGTATCGGCAGGAATGTCCATCATCACGAAGGGATAGAGATAGACCTCAAGGCCACGGCTCCTGAGATCGGTGATCGCCGACAGCACGCTGGCATCATCGGGCGTGCCGCCATAGGCCGGGCCACCATTGCTGCGGCTGACGAGATGGGCAGCGCCGCGCGTGATGCCGGACACCGACCACGGCGTGCTTTCCTCCGCGCGGCTCGCCACCTCGACGCCGGGCACCACGCGGCATTGGCCGGCGCGCAGATCGGTGCCGAACCACGAGACGACGAGCGCCACGCGCTCGAGATTGGGGCAAAGCGCCATCAGCTCGTCGATTGAGATATCCCAGTCGCTCGTGCCGCGCAGGCTGTTGCGGTTGAGAATGCGGGCGCTGCCGGCACCGAGGCTCTCCGAGACCTGGGCCAGCTGATAGCCATGCTCGGTCGCGCCGGGGATGATGCAGACGGCCCTGATCTCATTTTCCAGCTCACCGACCGGTCTCACCACCTCGAACTGCAGCAGCGGAATGCGGTTGCCGTAGACATCCAGCGGCAGGCGTTCGAAGACGACATAGGCTAGGCCGCGATAGGCGGGCGCGTTGCCCGCCCCCTGCTTGGCCTCGATCAGCGGATCAGGCAGCTGCGCGTCGTCGCCGCGATAGACGCGCATCTCGATCCTCGTCAGATCCAGTTCCTTGCCATCGGCCCAGACGCGCCTGACATGCCCGATCGGCCCTTCCGTCAGCCCAACCGCGAGATTGGCGAAGTAGCGGAAGCTCTCGACGCGGGTGCCGCCGGTGGCCTTGCCGCCCTGCCGCTCGCTGGTCACCTCCTCCTCGAAGCGCGTCGCCCAGATCAGCGTGCCGCCGACGCGGACGCTGCCATAGACGCGGTTGATCGCCGTGCCCTCGTCGGCGCCGGGAATGCGGGCGCTCGACAGATGCGCGCCGCGCACGGTGGAGCGGCCGTTGATCAGCGCGCGATCGACGACACTTCCAGCAAGCGCGCCGGCCGCGCGGCCGATGATGGCGCCGACAGGTCCGAAGACGCCGCCGAGTGCCGCGCCGGCGGCTTGGAAGAGGAGCGTTGCCATCTATCTCTCCGGAAAACGAAAAACGCCCGAAATGCGCCGGCGCCAGCTCGGCACCAGCGGCGATGTGACAACCGCCGCCTGCTCGTAGGCATGGATGAACTGCCGCTCGCCGGAGAGGATACCGGCATGCTTGGCGGCAAGCTGCGGGCGCCAGCGAAACAGAAGCACGTCGCCGGGTCTTGCCTCGACAAGCGGCAGCGGCGGGCCGAAATGCCGGAGTGCGGCTTCCATCAGCCGATCCCCGCCGCCGCGTTCGGCCCAATCGGGCGCATAGGGCGGCGGGCGCTCCGGCTCCTGCCCGTAAAGCTCGCGCCAGATGCCCCGGATCAGCCCGAGACAATCGCAGCCGACGCCCTTGAGCGAGGCCTGATGCCTGTAGGGCGTGCCGATCCAGCCTTCGGCCAGCCGCAGCACTTGCGTTGAAATGTGGGTCATTTGAACAGCGCGCTCCCATCGTGAAGGGTCTCGCCATCGGCATAGGTGTAGGCGAAATCGGTGCCGGGGATGTGCGGGAAACCGCGAAAATTCAGGTGGTTGGCGAACTTCGTTCGGCAGGTGGAAAAGGCCTTGTCGCAGCCCGCCGTCAGCACGACGCGATCGCCCGCCCGTGGCGTGGCCTCGAGCGGCAGCCAGAGGGTCACCTCCAGCAGACCGTCCTTCACCGCATGCGTCTCGATCTCCAGCCGCTGGCCCTGATTGTCGCCATCGAGAAAACCGAGCACGCCGAAACGGAAGAAGCCGTCCGGCACGGCGCGGACATCCGAGAGCATAAGCCGGCTGGCATCCGCCACCGAGACCACCACGCCTTCGGCGCGCATCGCGGGTGCCGATAGATCGACACCGCATCTTTGATCGCCAAGCGTGGCGTCGCAGCGCCGGCCATAGACGCGACCCTGTGGTTCGCCGAGGCGGCTGGCGAAGCTGCGCAGCTCCGCCTGGAACTGGCCGGCATCGCGCGTGACATCGCCGATCTCCTGCACCTTCAGGAGCATGTGCTGGCCGGGGTCCGCCCAGTTGACGAGATGGACCTCGACGCGGGCGCCGTCATAGCGGCCGCGCTTGAGATCCTCTTCGGTGATCGCCGCGCTGGAGAAGCCGCCGGCGACATCGCTGGTGGCGGCCGGCAAGCCCGCCTCCTCTTCCGCCGCACTGGCCGAAAAGCCGCTCGCGGCCAGGAAGGCGGTGCCCGCGAAGGTCAGGTCGTGATCGTGTTCGGTAAACCCAAGCACGACGCCATCGCGGCGCGTCACCCGCCAGGCGTGGCAGAGCGTCGTGGCGTCGCCGGCGAGATGCGCGGCGAGCGCGTGGGGAATATGCCTCATGGCATGATCTCCATCAGCGGAATGGTGGGAATGCGCCCGGCATTGAAGGCCGAGAGGTTGACGTCGATGCGCCCGGTCGCAAAGCGCACCGGCACGTCGAACAGGAACCCTGAAGTCACCGACGCGCCCTCCGGCGGAACGGCATCCGCCGCGAAGGTGACGATGCCGGTCGTGGGGTCGCACACGAAGGCGGACGACGGCTGCGGCACGCCATCCACCGCGACGACGACCGAGCCCTCCACGGGCTTGGCGATCCGCCGCGTGCTGCTGGCCCCGGCATCGCCATAGGTCTTGGCGAGCGGGAACGCGACGGCCACGCCGTCGCCGATCCCGATCGGCTGGTCGCCCGGTCCGATCTCGGCTCCCGGTCGTGTCGAGGTCCAGTCGATCGGATCGCGGAAGCGGAAGCCATAGAGCTCGCCGCTACGGGCCTCGAAGAACTCCAGCACCTCATAGAGATCCGCCACCGAGCGCAGGCCGGAGCCGGCATCATAGCTGCGGCGCGCATCGCGCCAGCGGCTGTTGCGGCTTTCGCGGCCATTGGAGAGATTGACGATATCGGTACGCCGGACCGGCCCGCCGCTCGTCGACAGCGACAGGCGGAGCGGAAAGCGCACCTCGTGGAAACCTGGCATCATCACCTCACAGGTTGCGCTGGCCGCGCATCGCGGTGCGCGCCAGCATCGAGGAAATCTGCGCCTCGCTCTTTCGGAAGCTCTCGGCATCCGTCGCGGTGACGTTGAAGACAATCTGCGGCTGCGAGCCCGCCGCTGAAGCGGCGACGCCGAGCGAACCATCGGCACCGCGCCGCAAGGGCAGGATCGCCTCGCTGCCCGCCTCGCCCATCAGCCCCATGTCGCCGCCGAGAGGGAAATAGGTGGGCTGCGAGACGACACCGCCATCGGCGAAGGGCAGCAGCTTGCCGGCGCCACTGAGGAGACTGGAGGCGGCGCCTGACAGCATCGTCTCCAGCGGCTTCAATCCCGCCTGCAGCACGATATCCGTCATGCGATTGGCCAGCCCGCGCAGCACATCATCCAGCCCCTTGCCGCCCGACACAGCGCTGCGCAGCGCCCCTGACAACGCCGAGCCGAAGGAGCGCGAGCGACCATCGAGATCATCGAGCGCGCGCCGCAGCGTCGCCGCTTCGTCGGTCATGGCGGAGAGGTCGGTCTGGTCATCGGTCATGGTCGTTCCTCGTTTCGGATGTTGCCCGGCTGTCCGGAAAGCGGGCCATCAGCCTGTCGAGATCGGCGCGGGAGACAGCGGGTCGCGGCGGCGAGAGGCCACCGGCTGCGGCGTGAAACTCCACCGGCGTCATCGCCCAGAAGGATTGCGGGGGAAGCCGCAGCAGGCAGAGACCGACATGCAGGCCCCGCGCCCAGGGGAATGGCGTGGGCCCCGCATTGTCCGTCGTCTTCATGCCCGCTGCGGCTAGAGGGGGCGCGCGGAGGCGTCCGCGCCATCCCCCGAAAACGTTGCGGTCAGCAGATCGCCGACAATCGCGGCATAACCACCGATGCCGCCCTCGATATCGGCCTCCGCCACATCCTCGTCGGAATAGAGATTGCCGCCGCCGCGCAGGCCGGCGCCGATGATGCGGATCATATCCGCCGCCTTCAGCCGACCGCCGGCGAAACGCTCAGCCAGCCCATTCAGGCTATCGACCGAAAAGGCCGTCTCGAGCTCGGCCAGCGCGCCCAGCGTCAGGCACAACACCCGCCGCTCGCCATCGATCTCGGCCTCGATCTCACCGCGCCTGCGATTGGCCCTTCGCCCGATGGCGGACCCTTGCCGCCCGCCCGACATCACAGCACCTCGAAGGTGATCGCGCCGGCCGATTCCAGTGCCAGCTCGAACATCACCTCGCCATTATACTGGCCGGAATATTCAAGCGCGCTTGCCTGGAACGGGCCGGTGACGCTGCCGAAATCCGGCACGACGATCTGCCAGCTCAGGATCGAGGCATTGAAGAAGGCGTTGCGCACCAGCTGGTCGGAGGCCGCGTCCTTGAAGATGCCTGAGCCCGAGACCGAGGCCCGCTGCACGCCGGCGCCGCCCAAAAGCTCGCGCCAACGCCCGGCGCTTTCGGCATCGGTCACATCCACCGTCTCGGCATTGAAGGCCAGCCGCTTCGAGCGCAGCCCCGCCACCGTTTCATAATCCGTGCCGTTGAAAACCCTCAACAGCAGATCCTTGCCCTTCTGCGCCACCATGGCTTCATCCCTTCCACGAAAAGGGCGCCCCAGAGGGACGCCCGCGATGTCATCGACTTGTCACTTTGAAGCTGGCGGCGAAGATGCTACGACCGCTTCGATCCCTTCTCTTCGCCGAAATCCACGCCATGTCCCGGGCCTTCCCCCTGCGTTCGACACAGATGATTGCCGTGCTCACCGTGACGCAGCTCATCGGCTGGGGCACGACATTCGACATGCTCGGCGTCATGGGCCGGGTGATCGCGCCCGATCTCGGGCTGGCGAACGAAATCGTCTTCGGCGGCCTGACCGTGATGATGGTCGTCCTCGCGCTCCTTGGCCCGACGATCGGGCGGCTGCTGCAACGCCACGGCGCCGTGCCGGTGCTCGCCGCCTCATCCGTCACCTTCGCCGCCGGCCTTCTCATGCTGGCCGCGGCACAAGGCATCGTGCTCTACACTATCTCCTGGATCGTCATCGGCATCGGCGGCGCGCTGGGTCTCACAACGCCGACCTACACCGCCGTCGTCGAGCGCGAGGGCGCAAACAGCAAGCGTATCATCGCCATGCTGATGCTGTTCACCGGCCTATCCAGCGCGCTGTTCTGGCCGATCCTCAGCCTGCTCGATGCCCAGTTCGGCTGGCGGATCACCTTCGTCATCTGCGCCGCGCTGCAATTGTGTGTTTGCCTGCCGCTCTATCTCTTCGGTCTGCCGCGCCCGGTCGCCACGCAAACCGGTTCGGCCGAAATGCATGCGGCGCCGGTCGATCTTTCGCCTGATGATCGGCGCAAGGCCTTCCTGCTGCTTGCGGCGGCAACGACGCTATCGAGCTTCGTGACCTTCGGCCTGGCGCCATCGCTGCTGGAGGTCCTGCGCCAATACGGCGCCTCGCCGGTGCTCGCGCTGCAGCTCGGCTCGGCGCGCGGGGTCATCGGCATATCGGCGCGCGGCATGGACATGCTGCTCGGCAAGCGCGGCAGCCCGATCGTCAGCGCCATTGCCGGGATCGGCCTGATGGTGGCGAGCTTCGGATTGATCCTCATCGTCCCGCCCTCGACATCGCTGCTCGTCGGCTTCATCGTGATCTACAGCTTCGGCGCCGGCGTCATGGCCGTCGCCCGCGCTTTGCTGCCGCTGGCACTGTTTTCGCCGCGCGAATACGGCCTGCAGGCCGCCCGCCTGTCGCTGCCGCAAAACATCGCCAACGCCGCCGCCCCCATCATCTTCACCGCCATCCTCGACCGCGCCGGCGCCGGCATGGTGATGGCCCTGTGCTGCACGCTCGCAGCACTCGCCTTCGGCCTCGTGCTGATGCTGGCAAGCCTTATCCGCCGCGCGAAGCCGGTTGCTCAGGTCGCCTGAGCGACGGAGTACGTCGCAAACTCAGCTAGTGACAGCCTCCGTCACCGCCCGGAACCTGACCTCGGCGACATGCAGCCGCGTCTTCGCCTCGCGCCGGGTGCGTGTCGAAAGATGCAGCAGGCTGACGAGGTGGTGGGTCTCCAGCGAGAGCGGCGCCTCGTGCAGCAGCGCGCGCAGGCGCTCGGCGATGCTCGCGGCCTCTTTTCTACCGCCGGCGTCGGTCCAGATTTCGAGCGTCAGCAGGTGCTCGGCGCCGGTCTCGGTCGCCGTCGAATAGTCGTTGCTTGCGATGTCGGCGATGATGACGGCCGGGAGTTTTCGGCCGGAGACCAGGCGGTCGCGCAGGCCTTCGGGGCCGATCATGGCGGACAGGTCCGCATCGTCGGCGAGGTGCGTCTGGATCGCCGTGAGCAGTTCGTTGGCGGCGCTCATCGGCCCTCCTCCTCGCACAGGCAGACGAGATAGTTGCCGCGCTCGTCGGGGTCGCGCCAGGTGCGGATCGCGAAGACCCGCGCGCCCTTGCGCAGCCGCATGCCGGCTTGGATATCGTCGCGAAAGCGCAGCCAGATGCGGTGGGTGAGCGTGAAGACATCGGCGCCCGCCTGCTCCTCGCGCAGCTCGCTGACCGGTTCGACGCGGGCCCAGAATGAGGTGATCTCGGTGAAAGAGACGGTGGCGCCGCCCTGCCCGTCCGGCGTCTCCACCGGCGCTTCCAGCGCCAGCCGCGCCGTCATCTGGCCGGGGTCGAAGAAGACCGAGCGCATCAGAGCCTCCTCACCATGAACGGTGCGATCAGGCGGTCGTAGCCTGCGGGAATATCGGCCGGCTGGTCCTCGACCGCCACCGTGCCGCGAAACGCAAACATCTGCGTGACATGCATCAGCATCGCCCGCTTCAACGTATCCGGCACCTCGGCGCCGCTCTCTCCGAAGCCGGCAGTGAAGTCGATCTCGATACCGTTGATCTGCTGGCCCGACCTGACGGCGCGGCCGAGCACGAGGCGCGCCGGGCGGGCATGGCCGTCGAGGATGTGGCCGGTCAGCGGCAAATTCAGCTCTTCGCCTGAGGCGTCGTAAAGCGTCAGGCTTTCAATGGCTTGGACGGGGCCCCTCGCGATCTGAATCACGCCGTCTTCAGGAATTGAATCAAGATAGAGGCGCCAGGTTTGGGTGATGAGGCTGAGGCCGGTTGTGCGCTCGAGATGTTCGCGGGCAGTGCGAATGAGGGCGGCGAGCAGCGCGTCCTCGTTGGTGTCGTCGAGGCGGAGGTGGGATTTGGTCTCGGCGAGGGTGATGGGTTCAGAGGTGGGTGGGGTGATGAGGGCGTAGGTCATTGTGGGGTTCCTGGTGGTGTTTGAGATGCGTGTGCCGGGTTGGTGCCTTTGAGAGGCTGGAGCAAGTGGCCCCCTCATCCGCCTGCCGGCACCTTCTCCCCGCTGGGGAGAAGAGACTCGGAGTGGGCCGCTCGCTCCATCTTCCCTTCTCCCCCGCGGGGAGAAGGTGGCCCGAAGGGTCGGATGAGGGGGCCACAGGCGCGGCGGTAACCGCATTCAAAGCCGCTCGGCGCACCGCACCCACCGCCCCCCTCACCCACTCAACTCACCGCAAACTTCACCAGCTTGATCGCCTCGAAGTTCTGCACCCCGCCACCGACCCGCTTGGTCGTGTAAAACAACACATACGGCTTGGCCGTATACGGGTCGCGCAGCACCCGCACGCCCGTGCGGTCGACCACCAGATAGCCCGCGCGGAAATCCCCGAAGGCGATGGCCATCGCGTTGGCGGCGATATCGGGCATGTCCTCAGCCTCGACGACGGGGAAGCCGACGAGCGAGGCGGCTTCGCCTGCCGTTGCCGGCGGCTGCCAGAGGTAGCGGCCTTCGGCGTCCTTCAGCTTGCGCACCTCGGCCTGGGTCTTGCGGTTCATCACGAAGTTGGCGTTCTGGCGGTGGCCCGCCTTCAGCGAATAGATCGTGTCGATCAGCGTGTCGGAAGCGCCGGTCGCCTTGAAGCCGCCGGCGGCACCGGTGGCGATGTAGCCGATGTTGCCCCAGCTCCAGGCGCTGTCGGCGACCACGGTATAGGCCAGCAGGCCCTTCGGCTTGTTGATGCCGTCGCCGGCGACGAAGGCGGCGCCCTCCTGCTCTGCGAAGACGGTGTCGACCTCGCTCGAAATCCAGGCCTCGATGTCGACGGCGGCATCGTCGAGCAGCGCCTGGGTGGCGGCCGGCATGGCGTAGAGTTCCATGGTCGGGAAAGAGAGCTCGGCAAGCTGGGCGCCATTGGTCTGCGGCCGCGCCGCCGTTTCGGCCACCCAGCCCGACGCCATGCCCGAGATCGCGAAGGGCTTCTTCAGCACAGCACCCGAGACCTGGCGAACGGTCGCGATCGAGCGGATCGGCGACACGACGGAGAGGCGGCGGCCGATGGCGCTGTCGGTCTCGTCGGGCACGAGATAGCCGCCATCGGCGCCGGAGCCTGCAGACATGGCCTTGGCCTCGATCTCGCGCAGGCCGGCTTCGTCGCCACGGCGGATATACTGCTCGAAGGCCTGCTTGTGCTCGGTAGTCTCGGCGCCCACAGATGCGCTGCGGCCGAGCGGCGGGCGGGCCCTTTTCAGCGCCAGCTGGTCGAGCACCTTCTTCTGCTCGTCCATCGCGCGGCTGATGCGATCCATCTTATCGCGGGTGACGACATCCGACGTCAGCTTCTGCTCGATCTCGCCGAGCCTGGCGTCGTTGGTTTCCTTGAAGGCCTCGAAGGCTTCCATGAACTCGTCGAAGGCGGCAGTCATTTCCGGCGCGGCCTTGATCTCGGGGGCGGTCTTCTCGGCAATCTGCATGTTGGTCATTGCGGGATCATCCTTTGTGAAGGGTCTACTTGAAGGTGTCTTGCAGCATCATCCGGGCCGCCCGGCGCATGGCGCGGACGAGCTCGGTCTCCTTGTCGCGGAACCACCGCGCATTCTTGATGTTCTGCACGCGGGCGGACGGCAGCATGGGGAAGGTCACCACCGAGATCTCCCAGAGGTCGGCCTCCAGGATGCGGCGCACGCCAGACTTGGCGTCGGTCTTGGCGCGGACGGTGCGAAAGCCGATCGACAGGCCATCGAGCGCGCCGTTCTTCAAAAGCTGGTGCACTTCGCGGGCGCGGCTGACGCCATCAGCGAGCACGCCCTCGACATAGAGCCCGCGGCTATCCTCGCGGATCGTCTTCCAAGCGCCGATCGGCTCGGCCGGATCATGCTGGAAGAGCATGCGTACACCCGCCGCACCACGTGTCTTCAGCGAGCGCAGAAAGGCCCCGCGCTCGATCGCGTCCTTGCCAAGATCGACCTCGCCGAAGACGCTGGCATAGCCGGAAAATGTGCCGTCGCGGCTGAGGCCTCGCAGCTCCAGATTGGCGAACTTGCGCGTATCCGCGCCGGGAATGGCCCGGGTGGACAAGCGCGTGGGAGATCGCGCCAGCGCGCGGCTTGCGGTCATGATCATGCTCCTCGTTTCATGGATATTTGGCCGGCTCCTTACCGGTTACGGGCGCCGTATCGGCCGGCGATGCGCTGGAGAATGCCGAGCCCCCACCAGGCGCAGAGGCTAGAGGCGGCCGAACCCGACAGCAGCACTTCGACAGCAGAGAGCTGACCGACCAGATCCAGCCGCTCGGCGATCCAGATCCCAGTCGGGCCGCCAAAAACGATGCCGCAGGCAAGCCCGGTGAAAAACCGGCTCGCCGCCTCGCGACGGCTTTTCGGCAAGAGATAGATCAGCGACACGGCGGCACCCGCCGACGCGCCCAGCGCCCTGGTCGCCCAGAGCCCGGCATCGTTGGAGAAATCGGCCATTGGTTTGGGCCTTTGTGATGGGTGGTGTGGGGGTGCGCGAGAGACGCGCGTCAGGCTTTCGCCGAGTCTTTTGAGTCGGTTGGCGGCAGCGGCTCATGCGCCTGTTGCGCGTGAGCATTCGATTTGGCCCGTTCTACGCGGACGATTCAGATTTCGATGTTAAGTGTCTGAAAGAGCGCCGTCTTCGTCGATCTGGAGCAGTGTCGGGAGGCTGATCACCGCTCTTGGTGTTCGCCACTCGCGGTAGCGTCCAATTCATCCTCTGCCTCAAGCTCAGCCAGAAAATCGTCCATATCCATGACGTCGCCTCGCCTTATCGCTTCCTCGCCCTTCAGAATCTGCAGGACGTCATTTCCCTCTTGCATGAGGTAGTATTTCAGCGCGCGGACGATCACCCAATTGCGGCTCCGCTCAGTAGCGCCAGCGATGGTGTCGATGTCCGTCAAAATGTCTTCAGGAATGCGTAGCGCGATCGGATCGGAGAGAACGGACGCCGCCATGGTTGTTCCTCGATTGGAGACACTCGATGCTACCAAATCGCGGAACTGACCTCAATGTCACCCCCCCTCAATACCCCACCGCCTGCCGCTTCTCCTCATCCGTCAGAAACGCCGCCTCGCCCACCCTTTTCCAGAGCTCGCCGCGTTCGGCGCTAAGCCCCGCGACCTTGTCGAGATCCGGCTCCAGCCGCAGCCCGTCGCCATAGCCTGCGGCCGCCCAACTCGCCAGCGCCGCCAGCGTGCGGGTCAGCATGGGCAGCACCGTCAACCTGTAAAAGGCGCGGTTGGCTTCCTGGTAGTTGGCGTAGGTGTTGTCGCCAGGGATGCCGAGGAGCATGGGGGGCACACCGAAGGCGAGCGCGATGTCGCGGGCGGCGCCGTTGCGGGCTTCGACGAAGTCCATGTCCTTGGGCGAGAGGCCCATGGATTTCCAGTCGAGCCCGCCTTCGAGCAGCAGCGGCCGGCCGGCGCGCATCGGGCCGGAATAGCCCTCGTCGAGCTCCTGCTTCAGCCGCTCATACTGGTCCGGCGAGAGATTGCCGCCCTCCTTGGGCTGGTAGACGAGCGCGCCGGAGGGGCGCGCGGAGTTATCAAGCAGCGCCTTGTTCCAGGTGGCCGCCGCATTGGAGAGATCGAGCGCCACCTGGGCTGCCGCCAGCGGCGGAAAGCCGAGATGATCGTCGAGCGGGTGGAAGAGTTTCAGGTGCAGCAGACCGAGCCCGTCGGTCTCGACGGCAAAGCGACGGACGAGGCCGCCGGCGCGGTAGTCATAGGCTTCCGGCCAGCCGTCGCGGCCCTCGACGATGCCGATACGATCGGGCCTCAGCAGATGCAGTTCGCGCAGCGCGCCGCCGATCTCGACCGGCTCAACATAGGCGTTGCCCGACAGCAGCAGATGGCCATAAAGCGCCTCGAAGAAATCGGGGCCGCTCATGCGGGCGTTCGGCTGGCGCAGAAGATGAAGCAGCGGGTGATCCGGCCGTTCGCGGTCCTGCTCGTAAAGCAGCAGCGGCACCGAGGCAGCTGCCTCCGAGACCATTCTCACACAGCGATGCGCGACCGGATTGCGCATGAAGCCCTCGCGCGACAAGGCCGCGTAGGAGCGGCCGGTCCAGCTCGCCCTGCCCTCCGATGTCAGCGACAGGAAGCCGGAGGCTGCCTTTCGTTCAGGGGTGGATTGGCTTGCGGGCACGGATGTGCGGCCCGCCGGGGAGCCCCACGGCAGGAGAGATCGAAGGTTCATGATCCGGTTTCCTGATGTTTGCGACCGGCGCTCGATTGGCCGGTGCTATCGTCTATAGCGGGCAATGAAGCCCGAGCCGTCTCAAAGGCGGCGGTCGCGGGCATGTCCCCGCGACGTAGATGCTCCAGAACGATGCGCGGCCGAAGCGTGTCCGGCCGCCGGCATCACAGCGCCGAGCCGATGATGTTGCAAAGCCCGGTGCGCACCACTTCCTTGGTGGTCAGCTGGCCGGCCTGGATATCGAAGACGGCATCGACGCGCACACCGGCGCCTTTCTGGCGGGCGACGACGCGCAGCGTCTGGATGCGGCCGCTGCCTGTCGTTTCCTGGTAGGCGTCGACCGAGGAGAGTTCCTTGTTGACCTTGATGCCGGAAAAGCCCTCGGCGGCGACCGCCTGGGCGAGGTTCTTCAAGACGGCGGCGGATTTCGCCTTCGGAAACTCCTGCCACGTCTTGTAGCTCAGCGCCGTCATCATCGGCACGCCCGACACCTTGAAATTCGCCTCGCAGGAAGCCGCCTGAGCCAACCCCGCGCCCGAAAGCAGCAGCGCCGCCGTGATTACCATGATCTTCAATTTTATCTCCTGAAACGTGTGTTTTCCCAACTCAATGGGAATATCCGACTTCAGGTTGAAATAAAACCGGAAATATGCACGCGGCGGCAACCGGCGCGTTTGCGGCGCTCGAAAGCGTCAGCTGCGATCCTTAAGTGCCGGGATCGGGCGCCAGTGGCGAACGGGGAGCGTCCTCAGCAACGTCTCCATGCTTTCGAAGGCGACAACGCTCTGCTGTACGCTAAAGTCACCGCCGTCGATGCGGCGGGCGGCCTCGATCGCATCGGCGAAGAACCCGTCGAGATCGGTGATCTGCAGCTTCACCTCTTGCATGTGCAATCTCCGGGTCTGACGTCCGTATCCTACCATCAATCGACCTTCTCCGCGATCGCCTCGCAAATCCACGCATTCAGCGACTTGTCTTCATCGGCAGCGGCCATGGCCGCGCGGCGGTGCAGCGTGGGGTCCATGCGGATGTTAAGCGAGCCCTTGAAGGGCTTCTCGGGATCGCGGCCTTCATCGATGCAGGTCTGGATATAATCGTCGATCAAAGCCCGTGCGGTCGCTTCCACCAATCTGGAATCCTCGCACTCCGCCAGCAGGAGATCGTCGATATGCAGTATCTTGATGAACAGCGTACCGTCCTGATACTCGACCGAGGCCTGATAGCCCTTGTAGGTGATCGGCTTCATAGCTCTTTCCTGTCAATCAGACCGTTGCGTATCCGGTTGGCACGATTGATCGCCCATCATCGCAACCGAATTCCAGTCGCAATGATTTTACAGGTAGTTCTTGTTAGCAACAATCCAATTTCCAAGGTCGCCTCGTTGGCGAACCACAGGCACGAGCAGCTAAGCCCCAATCACCCCAGCGGCTGTTTCACCGCCAAATCAGTCTGGTAATCCGCCGCCATCCGCATTTCGCGGATCGGGCGGACGAGGTCGATGGAGAGCTGGTAGTTCGGGTGCGCCTTGTAGGCGGCGAGTGCCGCCTCGTTGTCGAACTCGCCGTAGACGATCAGGTCGACCTCTGTGCCGAGCTGGTCGGTCTTCACGTTGGTGCCGATCTCCAGCAGCCTTGCGTGCGGGATCGCCGTCAGGATCGACAAGCCGGCGCGCACCTTTTCCAGGTTTTCGATCGGCGCCGTGAAGAAGACGATGTGGCGGATCACGCGGAACTCCTGTCTGTCTGATGCGGGCTCAGCCCATAAGCCGGGCGATACCACGGCAGACCCATTGCTTCAACCGGGCGAACCAACCGGAGGGGCGCTCGGGCCGGATGGCGGCGAGGAAGGTCTTGCCGTAGCCGGCCAGTTTCTCGGCGCGGTCGGTGCCGTTGACGATGCGGCGGGCGTTGATCCAGTCGTCATTCGTTTCGTTCAGGTGGTCGGCGAGCTTGTGGTTGGAGAAGCTGCCCTGAACCATGCCCTCGATCAGGATCGATACCGCCGGCCCCATCTCCATCGCCCGGTCGGGCTCGGCGACGAGATCGATGCCCGTGAGCGCGCTCATCGCCTCGTAATTGCGCTTGTGGGTGAGCTGCACCAGGCCGCGGCCGAGCCAGCTCTTGCCGTCATTGTCGGGCCGCCAATAGGGCGTCTTCACCCAGGAGAGCTTGCCGCTCGCGAATGCATTTTCCAGGATCTCGACGGCGCGCGCATCGCTCGTCGCCAGCGTCTCGCGCACGGGCTGCATGGTGTAGGCCGTCTCGTGAAAGGCGGTCGCCAGGATATAGGCCAGCCAGCGCGGGTCGGCATCGGCCATGCGCTCTTCCCAGAAATCCAGAATCGCCGTCATGCCCTCGACCTGCGGGGCCGAAAGCGTGCCCTTGAACAGCGCCTCGCGCACCGTGTCGAAGAAAAACCGCCTGTCGATGTGGATAACCATAGCGTGTAATCCTAAAAGCTGATGAGGACTTGATGTCCTTAATCGATTAAATTTATTTTAATCGTTTAAAGCGTTTAAGGCCCTGATTTACAGACCGTTTGGCGCATGGCAGTGATGATCCATCATTCAATTCGTCTTCGGAGGACCGCATGACGCAGCCCGTTCACAGCAATCAGCCGATCATTCCCCAGCACGTGACGGACCAACTCGAAAGCGAGTGGCGTCAGGTTCGCCCCGTGCCACAGGCGCAACGTCCGGCGACGCAGCAACAGCAGCGTTAAGCGCAAGTGCCTGGGGGTGTCAAACACCCCCTCACGGCCTGCCTCTCCCAGAGTGGCGATTGCACCCTCAAGGCTTCAGATACCCCGCACACGCGGCTCCCCGCCGCCTTCGAGCATCAATGCCGTCAGCGCCCAGACCAGAGCATCCAGTCGGTCGGGCGAGCGGCCCTGGGATAATCCATCCGGGCCGAAATCACACATCTGATCTTCCAGCGCCATGAAGCGCCCGGCATGGGCGACGCGCCCCTGCTCGTAGAGTGCCGCGACCGGTTCGGCGCGCAGAAATTTGCCGCGCGTGGCGCGCACCGTCGTTACCGGCAGCGTCTCGTCGATGCTTTTCAGCATCGCGGTCACCATATCGCCGCCCTGGTTGATCTCGGCCACCACGCGGTCGGCGGCGAAGCGGCGATAGGCTTTCGCCACCGCACCCGCCCATCCCGCCGGGCTTGCGCCCTCCACCGAGCAATCGGCCAACACCACGGCACGGCCGCTCGCATCCAGCCCGGCCACAACGATGCCGCAGCAAGAATTCGGCCCCGCCGCCGCCGGCGGATCGACCGCCACGACGATGCGGCGGAGATCGCCGGAAAAGCGTATCGTCACGGCATCGAACATCTCGCGGCGCCAGAGCGCATCCTCGCGATCCTCGATCAGCTCGCCATCCAGCTCCTGCCGCCCCAGCCGCGTGCCGCCATAGCGGTTGGCGAGCGCGTCGATGAAGCCGGGCGCCAGGTTTTGGGCATTGGCGCGGGTGCTGATGCGCGTCGTCAGCGTGCCGGGATCATTCATCAGCGCCTTCAACAGCGGCACCGGGCGCGGCGTCGTCGTTACCAGCTGGCGCGGTGCGTTGCCCAATCTCAGGCCGAACTGCAGCATGTCCCAGGTCTCCTGCCCATGCTTCCATTTGGCGAGCTCGTCGCTCCAGGCGAAATGAAACTGCGGTCCGCGCAGGCTTTCGGGATCTTCCGACGAGAATATCTGCGCCACCGCGCCGTTCGGCCAGACTAGCCGGCGGCGGGAGATCTCGAATTCGGGACGACGGCTGCGGGCGATCCGCATGATGCCCGAGATGCCGTCGATCATCACCTCGCGGGCGTCGCCCAGCGTTTCGGCGATCAGCGCGATGCGCAGATCCGACACGCGACCGGCGCTCGCAATCGCATGCACCCATTCGGCCCCTGCCCGCGTCTTGCCCGAGCCGCGCCCGCCCATGATCAGCCATGTGCGCCAGTCTCCCGGCGGCGGCTGCTGTTCGTCGCGGCCGGTGAAGGCCCAGAGATTGCCGAGCGAAGGCCAGAGCTTCAGCCGTTCCGCAAGGTCCTCGGCGGGAAGGTCGAGCATGTCGGCCAGCGAGAGATTGGGCTCGCCGACATCGACGCCGGCACCAGCTTCGGCATCGGCGCCAGCATGGACATCGGCGTTGGCGTTGGCGGACCGGGGCACACTGTTCGCCCCCGCGCCAACCACCGGCGCCTCACCGAAAACCGCCGCTGCCACCGCCCCGCTATCCGGCTGCGACATCGCCCCGGCCAACGCGGCGCCACGCGCAACGGCGTCCAGGATTACCGCGCGGTCATCAGCCCGTTTCGCCACGATCGCATCCATTTTATGACTGTAGTCCAGCAAGGCGCCAGCGACCTTGCCCGTATTGGCGTCCGCGACGCGCCGCTCAACCCGGTTCGGCTTCGCGGCTGGCAAGCGCTGGTCCGTC